ATTGACTTTATATAAAATATAAATTAAAGATCTAATTAGGAGAACAAAATTTATGGCATCAACATACACGGATCTCGGCCTAGAGTTAATGGCAACCGGCGAAAACGCTGGTACTTGGGGAACAAAAACTAACGCTAACTTAAACCTTATTGAACAATTAACTGGTGGTTACACATCTGTATCTATTGCGGGTGGAGCTGGTAATCAAGATTTAACTGTTGCAGATGGTGCGCTAACAGGTACAGCTCAATCAAGAGTTATAGAACTTACAGGAAGTATTACTGGAGCAAGAGTTGTTAGAATACCTTTAGATATAGAAACTTTTTACATTATTAAAAATAGTACTTCTGGAGCTTACACAGTTCAATTTAAATATGTTTCAGGATCAGGAGGTACTGTAACATGGTCAGCTACAGATAAAGGAACTAAAATTATTTATGCAACAGCTAATGATGGAACAAACCCTGATATTGTAGATGCTATGTCTACTTCTTCAGAAATTTCTTTAGCTAATAATAACCCAGTAAAATTTTTAGACGCTGACAATTCAGCATTTGTAGGAATAGATGCTCCAGCAACAGTTTCAGCATCTTATACTATAACATTACCCGCAGCAGTAGGGGCTTCTTCTACAGCTTTAGTAACAACCGATGCATCTGGAACTCTAGGGTGGACAGCTACATCAACTTTTGGTATAACAACAGGAAAAGCTATTGCAATGGCAATGATTTTCGGATAAGTAATAAATATAGGAAATAAAAAATTATGGCAAATCCCAATATAGTAGCAGTCACAAATATTCTAGGTGGTAATTTAGGTTGGAATCTATCCGCTACAGCAACTACAACTTTAGTGACAGTAGATGCAGAAAAAATTTTAAAAATAAACAGAATCACAGTTGCTAATGTTGATGGCACAAATGCCGCAGACGTTAGTTTATATGTTGACGGTTTAACAACAGCCGGCGCAACAGGACTCTCCGCAACAGGAGCAGGTACAACAGTATACATCGCAAAAACAGTCTCGGTTCCCGCTGACGCAACGTTAGTATTATCAGACACGCCCATCTATTTAATGGAGGGTGATATATTAAAAGGTGGAGCTAGTGCAGCGAGTGATCTAGATTTATTTATTTCATACGAAGTATTAGACGACGCATAGGAAGGTAATTAGCTATGGCAAATGGCGGAATTATTGGACCAGTTCAAACAGTAACAAGTAACACAGCTGTCAATAGAACAACTGCATTCACATCATCAGGAAATTTTACAGCGCAAGCAGGAACTAAGGAAGTAGATTATCTTATGGTTGGTGGAGGTGGTGGTACAAGTACAAACCCAACTTCTCCAAGAAATGCAACTGGTGGTGCAGGTGGTTCTGGTCACGTTGTTATCAGAGAATATGCAAATACTATAAAAACTGCCCCGGGTGTATGGTCAATGAATACAGTATATGAATTTGTAAAAGATGATAATTGGACTAATTAATAGACAAATGATTTATAATAAAGTATAAATAAATTTTAAGGAGATAAAAATATGGCACATTTCGCAGAACTAAAAACAAAACCAGATCCAACAGGATTTACATCAGATACTCATCAAGTTGTTGAAAGAGTTGTAGTTGTAGGAAACGATTGTGTTCCTTCAGATATGCACGCTGATGGAGAAACATGGTGTATTAACTTTTTCAAAGGTGGAATTTGGAAACAAACTTCATACAATAATAATTTTAGAAAAATGTATGCAGGTATAGGCATGGTCTATGATCCTATAAAAGATAAATTTTTAACACAACAACCTCACGCTTCATGGTCACTTGATGCAAGTGATGATTGGCAAGCGCCAGTAACTTATCCAACAGTTACAGATGATGGAGCAGATCCATCAGTATGGTTTTATTTTATTAGGTGGAACGATACAAAATATCAGGCTGACAACACTAAAGGTTGGGAAGCTACTAAATCAAACGACACTTCAGATCCAAAAACAATTTACGATTGGAATGGCTCAGCTTGGGTGTCCGAATAGGAGACTTAAGATATGGCCACTAACGGCGGAATAATCGGTAAAAGTAACAAGACTTCTTTCGGGAAGTGCACGGTTACTACTAAAACATCATCAGGTGATATCACTACACAATCAGGAACTAGACTTATTAAAGTAGCGGTTGTTGCAGGTGGTGGAGGTTCTGCTGGAGGATCAGGTGGTGGTGGAGCTGGTGGTTTAAGAAACGTAGAAGTTCCAGTTTGTGGAGGATCTCCTTATACTTTAACAGTAGGTGGAGGTGGAGCTGGACAACAACCAACTCCAGCTGATCCATCAGGTAACTCAGGTAAAACTGGAGCTAATGGTAGTGACTCAATTTTTAATCCAAGCGGTTCAGAAGGAACAACAAAAATTACATCAGCAGGAGGTGGAGCAGGAGTAGGTGTTAATGCACCTTCACCAAATCCTGGCGGTGGTAACGGTTCAGGATTATCTGGAGGCTCTGGAGGTGGAGGAGCAGACCAAGGACCTAACGGTGGAACAAGAATTGCAGGTACAGGAAATACTCCACCCGTATCTCCCCCTCAAGGAAACGATGGTGGATTTTCTAATGGACCAGTATCGTCTGGAGCTGGTGGTGGAGGTGGAGCTGGATCAGCTGGCTCTAATGCACCAAATGGAACTGGAGGAGCAGGTGGAAACGGTTTAGATGTTAGCCCTGATTTTCCAGGAGCACCTAATTCAGGAGTGTATGCAGGAGGTGGATCAGGTGGTGGATACTGTGCTTCTAATACACCTGGAACACCAGGAGGTGGTGGAGCAGGTGGTGGTGGTGGAAGTAATGCTGGAGGAGCTGGAACATGTAATACAGGTGGTGGAGCTGGTGCTGGAGGATTAACAGGCCCAACAGGAACATACGCTGCTGGAGCATCTGGTGGCTCAGGAATAGTGGTCGTAAAAGAATTAAATAAAGCAAGTGGTGTGTGGTCCATGCAAAGTCAATTTAGTGCCAAGAGCCAGGGAACATGGCCCGATGGATCAGTGTTTTTAAATACTACTGTAAACTATATGTTAGTTGCTGGTGGTGGTGGAAATGCAAGTTCTCACTATGGAGGCGGTGGTGGAGCAGGAGGATATAGATCAACTGGTTTTGGACCAGGTCCTTTACAAGGATCGGGTATAACAAATTTAACAACAGGAGCCTATACTATTACAGTTGGTGGTGGTGGAGCAGGAGCAAGTAGTGGAGGAGATTCAATACTAAGTTTTCCAACAACGATAACATCTTCAGGGGGTGGTAAAGGTGGCCAACCAGGAGCAGGAGGTGCTGCTGGTGCGGGGGGATCAGGGGGTGGAGCAAGTCCTTTTTCCCAACCTGATAATAATTTTGGTGCAGGTAATACTCCACCAGTAAGTCCTTCACAAGGTAATCAAGGGGGTACAGGTCTTCAAGGTTCTTCAGGTTTACCTGAACGTGCAGCTGCTGGTGGTGGTGGTGGAGCTACAGCCAACGGAGGAAATGCTACAAACATAAGTCCAAGTTATCCTCCTGCTCCTTCTGCAGGTAAAGGTGGTGCTGGTGGAGCAGGGGCACCAAATGCAATTTTAGGACCCGCTACTACATACGCTGGTGGTGGGGGTGGAAGTGTTTACATCAACGGTGAAGGAGGTGTCGGAGGTGCAGGGGGTGGAGGTGCAGGGGGTGTTTATAACCCTTGCGGACCTAACAGTGGTCCTCCTCTAACCGCAACTAATGGTGTCGCAAATACAGGAGGTGGAGCAGGTGGAGATAATAATCTTTCTGAAACTTCAGGTGGCTCGGGTATTGCAGTCCTTAGAGCTCCTAGCGCAATTACTTTTTCAGTATCTCCTGGCTGTAATGCAATTAGTACTCATCCTGGTGGAGACAAAATAGCTAAATTTATAGTTAGTGGAACGTTGACAATAAGTAAATAATTCTTTATAAAGTTTTTCATAAAGACATATATGAATTTAACAAATTATTATTGGTATTTTAAATCCGCAATTCCAGAGAGAGTTTGTGATGATATTTCTAAATACGGAAAACAACTTCAAGAACAAATGGCAGTCACTGGTGGTTATGGTGATAAGAAATTAAATAAAAAACAAGTTACAGATTTAAAAAAGA